CCACAAATTTGTTGTTCGATCAAGTAATCTAAATTATCTGGCACTTCCACATTGTTATTTTTCATGTCACTGGCAACTTTGTTGGAGAATTGTCTGCCATAAGTCATCTCCATTCCATTGACACGATATTTAGTTCCCTTGTCATCGCTGTACTCATACCAGAGTCCACTTGGGATCGGCCCGTTTTTATCCTTTAGTCTCATGTAGCTCAAATGATTTGCATTCTTTTTATATTTTTGTCAATAGTTAATCCACATGGAATATAACGGATTGGTTTTGGATGCACCAAAAGACACAACATATGGCATCCCATATTTAGAGACTGTTCCACAGTTTGTTCGTGAGCTTTCTTGCTATGCATTAACCCGTGGAGAGTTTGGAAGGATACAAAGGATTAAACGAGGCATTAGAATTGAGGATACTGACCTTAAAAATCCTGCTCAACATATGGTTAATTGCTTTAACCTTATTTATGGCAACGATGTGTTACTCCATTCGCAAGGAATCCCGAATAATTATGCCCTAGACATCATTGATTTGTTCTGCAACGAGAATGATTGGGGAATTGCAGGGTGTGCATCCAGCGGAAAGACGTTTTCTGTGGCGGCTTGTATCGTGATGGATTGGATTTCAGCTCCCACAGTCACCTCAACATATGTTGCATCTACCTCTTTGGATGCATCTGAAGACCGTTTGTGGGGTAAAGTTTGCACCCTTTACAGGACGGCAATGCGTAATATTCAAACCCAATACAAGACTGCAACCATTGGAAATCTGGTTGAGTACCGAAGAATGATTGTTTTTGAGTCGATTGATACTCGTGATACGGAACGAGACTATACAAATGCCATCAAAGCAGTTGCTTTTCCAAAAGGAGGCGAAGGTCAAAAAGCGGTTGATAATATGCGGGGTAGGAAAAACGAACGAGTGAGAGTTTTTTTAGATGAATTGGCAGAAATGGATCTGTATTGCCTCAATGTGCGATCAAATTTTACCGCAGGAAACGATGATGTTTTGTTTGGAGGCATGGCAAACCCATCAAATACGGCAAATAACCCACATACGGAGCTATGCGAACCCGATGATCCTATGGGATGGGAGTCTGTGAATAGGTACACCAAGAGATGGAAAACCCGTACAGGGGTTGCCTTGCACCTTTCTGGAGAAGAAAGTCCAAATCTTCAAGCTCCAGATGCAGAAATACCTCCTTTTAAGAACTTTCTGACTTATAAAAAAATGGAGGCAACATTAAAAATATGCTATGGCAATAAAAATGCCCTAGAATATTGGCGAAATGTTTATGGTTGGTGGCCCGATAACTCTGTAGAACTTACAATTTTATCAAAAGCATTCATTGCTGGATGCGATTTGAACTTTGAACCCGTTTGGAGTGGCAGAACTAGGGTTGTTTGCGGATTTGACCCTGCATTTACTGCTGGTGGAGATAGATGTGCGGCATCTTTTTGTCGATTAGGTCAAAATGATACTGGTCGTAACGTAGGTTTCTATCTCGGAACTAGAGAATATGAGTCTAGCGTAGGTGATGTCTTTGAAGAATCCATAGCAATGCAGTTGGTAAAGGATTGTATTGAGTTCGGTGTACATCCACGGGACTTTGGATTGGATATATCTGGTGATGGTGGAAAGATGATGAGAGCAATCATCATTGAATGGAGCAAATTCCATCCAGAGGCTATGTTTGTATTCCCGATTTCCTCGATGGGTATGCCAACAGAGCGTAGGATCAGCAATCTTGATAAGCGTACTTGCAAAGAAGCATACGATAGATTGGTTACTGAATATTGGTTTGCTGTTCACACGGCATTCTCCACCAGATCATTGGTTGGTATTGACGTAGATGCCCATTCCAAGGTCGTAAACGAGCTTTGTAGTCGCCTTTATTACCACAAGGGAAGAAAGGTGGCAGTCGAGAAGAAACTCGACATGAAGCATCGTTTGAAGAAGTCACCCGATTTGGCTGACTCATTGACCTATGCTGTCCAGATGCTCCGCAGGGCAGGACTTGAATTTGCGTTTGAGGAAGAGACAGTTTCTTTAGACATCCAGGAAATCAGCGATTGGGAAAACCGATTGATCCATAGCAAAGGAACTACCCAAGAAAAAATTGAGGATGATGAATGGGGATATGGTGGCAAAGGGACGGATGAAGATGGGTTCTAAAAAATAACCCCATCCCCTGTGCGTACAAGGAATGGGGTTAAAAAGATACCCAACAATTTGAATATGGTGTTGACATATCAAAACAGCAAGCATATTTTCACAAAAGATACCCAACATCGAAATCCTCGCTGGATCGGTGTTGAGACATACACATGAGAGGGAGTCTAATGCTGACGCACCCAATCTAGGCGAGAACACCAAAGGTTTCTACCCTTGAAGATTTTGCGGGGTAGTTTGATAAGAGTGTGACGACATGGGAGCTTGAGCAGTTTACAGCCTCATTCCTTCTGCAATTCCATGTTCCAGTAATGGTGTGCTAATGATCCTTTCCGACGGTATGTGGAAGTAAATGGCATAGTTTAGCCTGTAATGGGCGAACTATGTCTTGAAGCCTTCCTCTGGTGTTGGAAGCATATACCATTGACTCTGATTTATATGTAGTTCATACTCCGCTATCCTATGAAGTTTTCTCCCCAAGAATTTAGAAACGGTTCAATCATCCCATCTGTTCTCAATGGAAAAGTCGATTCTTCCGTCTCTAGCCTCATAGGTAAATCAGAAGTTACTTCATTCGGTGGCGGTCAATACAAGCGGAAACCAAATTTCCTCATGTGTCCCCCAAAATACTTGTCTACGGCTATCCCGAACAACAAGTTTATGAAGGGTCAGAAAATTGATACTGAACGTGCCATGCGTCAGTACGCTCGTATCAAGAGACTCATTACTGCTCTCGGTGTTAAAGTCATTGAACTTCCTCCTACCAAAGGGGCACAAGATCAGCACTTTGTTGCTAACCTTGGACTCTCGGTAGATCCGTTTATTTTCCTAGCCAAGATGTCTGCCCCTGGTCGAACCATCGAAGAGGAACCTGGTCGTAGGTTCTTTGAGAAGATGGGTTATACAGTTCTCCAACCTCCTCACTATTGGGAAGGCGAAGCTGAAACAAAACACTGGAAAGACAAAACGTATTTTGGCGGCTATGGAAAATTCTCCGATTGGAAAGCCCAAGAATGGATTTCCAAAAAGGGTGGTATCGAAATCATACCTATGCGAATGGTGAGTGATGATCTCTACCACTTGGATTGCTGTATCCATGTCCTAGACAAAGAGAACTTGATGGTTTGTCGTAGTGGCATTGATTCGGAATCATTTAAGAGACTAGAAAAACTTGCCAATATCATTGTTGTTCCAAAAGAGATGGAAGCAACTGGTGCTACCAATCTGATCCGTATCCCTGACAAAAACATTGTGATCAGTGGTATGTTCCAACCAGAGTATGGTCAGTATCGTAACTCAATGGAATGGATGCTTACTACAATGGACAAATTCAACAACTCTGTTATTTTTGCTGACATTGATGAAGCTGATAAAAACGGAGCCGATTGTTCATGCCAAGTAATGCACATGACTTTCTAAAATCTCTTTGGAGATGGTTGGTTGGTAGGATTGCTTTTATCAATGGGTATTGTCCAGAGTGTCTAACTGACTTAAAAGATTGTAATAAAAGTCCTTGTCATGTCTGTAATGTTCTGGGCTACATAAGGCCGAATCGGGTATGGACTAGATTTAAGACATGAATAAAACAACCACATCACCCAATGCCAAAACAAACGTCTCCACAATGCGAGAATCAAGAGTCAGTTACGGTACAAAAAAAACAAAGCGTAAGCCAAAGAAATAATATGAATGCTGAACAAGATGCTTTTGAAATATGGAGCAAAGCTGGTTCAGCAGGATTAGAGAAATATCGTAAAGGCCAAGCAGAACACAGAACAGATTTCTGGACTGCTGGTGCAGGATGGTATGCACAAAACTTGCGAGATGAACAGTTGGATCTAATTAGCTATCTCCATCACCTAATTGAAAGAATAGATTCCATGCAAGTATTGGCAGAGATGATGGAAAATGAGGATGTCTCACTACGAGATGCCGCAACAATACTCAAACAATTGACATCCAGTAATCCCCCCAACAAGGCTTGTCACCAATCTAATGACTAAAAAACAAAAGCCAGTTGGAGCCGTAATTGTCTCTGACCTTCATTGCGGTTCCACGGTTGGTCTTTGGCCTGATGGACATGAAACATCCACGGGTAACAAAATTGGATTAGGCAATAATCTCCACCAGCAATGGCTATGGCAATGCTGGCAAGACAAAGATGAGAAGATTAAAACTCACTTCAAAGGTAAGCCATTTGCCTTAATCATCAATGGTGATTGTATCGAAGGTAGGCATCATGGATCATCTGAAATCGTTGCCGCATTAAACCTAGATCATACCCTGGCCGCTATTGAGTGTCTACGTCCTCTAGCAAAATTAGCCTGTGCAGTTTACATGACTGCTGGAACCGAGTGTCACGTTGGTGATTGGGAAAAGATGATCGCCAAAGAAATAGGTGCTACTTGGCTAGGTGACAAAGGATTACTAGAAATCAATGGTACACTCATTGATATTGCCCACCATATGCCGACAAGTTCTAGGGCATACCTTGAGGCTGGAGCAATGTCTATAACAATGGGCAATGCCAGACAGAATTACTCCCGTGTTGGTCATAGGGTTCCAAAAATATATCTACGAGGCCATAGGCACACGGGAGGAATCTTTAATGATGGTGCTGGAATATTCATGGTGACACCAGCTTGGCAGTTACTTACAAGATATGCCCACAAAGTTGTAGGAGATGCGATATGCCGTCCAGGTGTGGGAATACTGGATTGGAGTGGATGTGACAAAGGAGAACTACCAGCAACCAAAATCATTTCGTATGAACCGAAAGAAAATACACCCATCAGAAGCTGATCTACGAGAGAGCATTATTAAATGTGCGGTTGATCTAATCAACACACCTACAAGAGATGAAGTATCTTATGGTGAATGGTTTTCTGTTAAAGACCTTGCAGGAAAAGTAACCTTTGGAAAAGATGCTATCCGTAGGAAATTAAGAAAACGAGTGGAATTGGGAGAGGTGGAAGAAAAGATCCAAAAGTGTAGGGTAGGTAATGCAGTCGTATCGTTAAGTCTATTCCGAATAATTCCCCAAGATGAAATTGCCCGTCCGTATTAAGTTGGAAGACAAAAAGCTAGGTAGGGAACGTAACGATGGTCAGGCTATCTTTGCAGATAAAAAGATAGAAATAGATCCACGCCTATCTACCAAATCCAGACTCAATATAGTTTTACACGAAGGGATACACATCCTTGACCCTAACCTTCCAGAACTGAAAGTTAGAGCCTACGCAAATCGTCTATCCGATCTCCTGTGGCGTGACCGCTGGAGACGAATAGAGAAATAATTAGGCGTATTCTAAAATACCCTTGGAATGATGTGCAATAAGTTGGAGGATAGCCTTCCCCTCTTCAGTAGCAACATGACCCGTCCCTTGGCACTTCCAGCAGGGTTCCCCCAAACCTTCATCGTACCAATCGGTTCCTGTACCACCGCACTCATCACACGCCTTCTCAAGAGCATTCTTGTTGAATAGGTGTTTCATAGAATCTCACCACTAGACGAATTTTTTCTAAACACAAGACTTTTTTTATTTATAAATGAAACAACAAAAAGAAGCGTATGAGAAAGCCAAAGAATTGGCACTGAAGGGTGAAGACTTCAGTATCCTGGTAGGCATCATAGATCCAGAACAAAGGATGAGGCTCCGAGCATTCGTTTTGAACTTGCCAGAGGAGTTAGCAAAGAAGACAATCTACGGAAGAGTACAACTCTCACAGCAACCAGTAACCAAGAAATCCAGAGGCAGACCACGCAAATTATAGGGAGTTTAGGAAATTTAGGGAGTTTACAAATGTTTGACACTTTTTGATAAATGCATAGGATTTGTATCAATAGAACTCATCAAGCCTCTACTAGTTATCAAAACACATTAATGTGGCACTAGCTAGAAAGCTCAAACAGATGAGTCTTATTTCGGGGGAGGCATTGAGGGGGGTTTTATCAACTTATAGCGTCATGCGTATCCGTTCTGGGTGTTGATAGAATTTAGCGACCTGAACCTCCTCCGACCTTTTTTTCTTGTCATTGAATCAGCTTGGGTTTTTGATTGAGCTTCATGAATACATCAACCACCAACACCACACCAACTCCTAGGACGGATGAGTCTTGCGAGGCAATGGGCTTAAAAGCCTTTGTAGTGCCAGTAGAAATCTCCCGCCAGCTAGAGCGCGAACTCGCCGAGAAATCCAACGAAGTCGAGAGGCTCCGTGAGGAAAACTCCGAACTAAAACAAGGAAAGGTCTTTGTCGATCCCAAGTGGATCTACGACCTAGAAACCCAATTAGCCAAAGCCCATGAAGAACTCTGCCAAGCAGGGTTGAGGGAATACGGCAACTAACAGAGTAATCTGTTAAAAAAACCGCTACATATTTTTAACAGCTACCACTCAAAAGTAGTGTTCCTGCTTACTACACAGGAGTAGTGTAGTGATCACGCTACATATCCCTCAATTGTGTAGCAGATCGTAGACATCTGTAAAATGTTCATGATCGCAGACACCTGATTATTCACCGCATTATACCTGATTGGGTATTATTCATGAGTTATAAATCACAATTATCACCGCAAGGGTATATTGTCATGTCGATTAATCTTTGTTTTCTGTACATGAGCGTATGCATATGTACACAACATAAACATAAGAACCCCCTTTTGCACTTGCTCACAGACAGAGGTGTGGGGGCAAAATTCTTATAGTCCCTTAATCATATCCCTATCCCAATCCGATAGCCTAGAATCTTCTATCTTCTCCTTCAATGCCTTGCTCAATCTCTCCCTCTCCAATTTCATGCCACCATACCCCCCAGGAGAACTATCCGAATCCAACTCCAACTCATTAGCCAGACTCCTCAATAGCATTATGCTCGGCCTATTCCTCTCACTAGGTGGGTATCTCAATGTCATCGTGTCCAACGGTACTCCCCATCCCATATTCATGTCAAGTCTAGGTTATTGTAAAAGAAACTAAAAGGGAGAGAAGTTCCCAGATATAGGTTTTTTTTCATTGGGGCATGTCGCACATACGCGCCCAATATATAGGTGTGTGTACCCCCTCCCACCTCCCGAAGAGATTCCCTTGGGAGATCCTAGGGTGTAGCGTCCACTATCTCCGCGTCGATTACCGGCGAGACCGGCAACGCCGGCGAAGGAACCGGCAGTGCCGGTGATGACGGGCTGAAGAACTGAACAAGGAAAGAAAACGGGTTGACTTGATCGGCTCCCACCTTGTCACTCCAATTATCACCTGCCATATTATTATCGGTTCGTATTGCTTCAATCTTTGACACTAACTTAACTTTCCTTTTAACATTGCCATGCTGATCGACTTCCTCCGCATATTCTTGGCATAGTGGAGAATCTGCGTTGACCTGGGAGGGACTATATCGAACTACGTTGGCGAGGAAAGCACGTTTTTCCTCTAGGGAGAGAGAATCTTTAAGGAATGCTTTCCTTTTCAGCTTGGTAACATAGTCTGCGACTCGTTCAGTCTTCAGCATTCTGCACCCTAGAGATCCATAGTCTTCAGATCGACCGCTTTTTACCTGGTAGCCAGCCCGTCGAACACTTTCGGCGATGCTCATTCCCTTGGTGACATGATTCTCAACGAATCTCTTTTGTTTAGTTGTTAATGTTTTGTACATGATTTACTATGCATATAACACGAGGATTCTTCCCTAGTCAACTTATCTCCATTGAACCGATGCTCGCCTACGGCTCCGCTCTATCATCTTGTGATGCGGTGGATTTGAAATGATGCGTGAAATAGAGATGATGGATACATACTGAATTTATTATGTATCGGTCATACGATAGGATGACCACAAAAAGAGCCTGTCTCTGAAAGACTCATCTTCACCACGGATTTGGAACGACCTATGAACCCTAGTCTTATTAGGTAGACTATGAAGAGAGGATCACAATCGCAGCGTGATCTCATTATTAAAGCGGGACGGCTAGTACCCCGCTTCCAACCTTCGCACGTGGGCCGACATTCTCGATTCCCAGGTGTTACACCATCAAGTGATCTTGTCACCTGATGTTCTAAATATATATGAAGAATTGAAGATTGCAACAGAGAATGAAAAAAAGATCATCTTTCCCATAAAAATATCTTGCAAGATTCTTTTAGTGTGCTATCTTTGTCTCATGACTGAATCACTCACCCCTTCCACAACTAGTATTCATGCGGCTTCCCAGTCTGTTGCCTTGAATCGCAATTCTATTTTCTGGATGATCATGAAGCGTGAAGATGGAACACTTTTTCCGAGGGAATTCAAGTTCCGTAAATTCAATAGGAAGGCAAATACCTGCGAGTGGTCACGTTTCGGCACGAGCATTCAAGATGCTCCCATGAAGTCATCGATTGACTATGTGGAGCGTAAATCTTTTCAGAATGTGCATGAAGCACATAAAGCAATTTCCCTGCGCTCCATGCGTAGGGATTAACCAAACACCAACAACAACATGAAAAAACACGACCCTAAAAATTGCCCTGCATGCAAAAAGCCATCAATGCTCTTTATAATCCGAGAAAAAGGGAAAGAGGAGCGAATCAACACAGCTTGCCCTGCATGTTCAATGGCTCACGATGACGCAAAAGGATGGATTTTTTATCCTTTCCTCAAATAACTGACAAAAAAACAAAATGACAACACCAACAAAGACAAAGAAAGTAGGCGACCTGGTCACCGACACTTACCAGGTAGCAACCAGGCTCGGCAAATATGAAATCGACCTTTATCACAAGGAGGGAAAGCTTCCCCACGGCTACGAGATGACGAAGGATGGCGAAAGCGAATTCTTTGCGACTGGAGAGCTTGAAATGGTAGAGGAGGCAGGGCAAGAGATCATAGAAGGTTATGATGGAACTTACACCTTGCCGCTTCCCTTGGCGAAGCTCCTAGCCTCCCTGGGCTACGCTTTCGCCGCTTACGTTTTCCCCTATGACAACCTGTAACCCCTCACCTGGTAACAACATGAAAAAATCCGATGCAATCACCGCTTGGAATCGTTCCAAGCAACTCCACGCCCTAACCCTACGCCTTTCAATCCTAGCGGCATTAGCGGCCATCCTAGCCGCAAGAATCGCTTACCTAGTAACCAACAACTAAACACCACCCAACCCAACCAACTAAAAACATGAACACGAAAACAGAATCAGAACACCTCATCGCTGTAGTGGTACGCTACAAAGGCCCAACGGATTGCAGGGGATCGAGAACAATCCTTTCCCTCCCACGGTTTGGCAATCAGAAAGTAACACTGTCATATGGTTATGAATTTAATTCATCCAGGGAACAGGCTGAAGAATGGTTAACAAGCGAAGGAATGACAGGAATCACGGTGACAGCTTGTCTTGATATGGTAGATCACTGGATTCTCGGCGTTCCCTTTTCATGTGTCGATGCTTTGAAAGGAGCTTTCAATATCTAACCACTAAAGGAGAAAACATCATGACAACCGTTCTTTTATTCAAAAAAGACACTTCTCGAAGTTTTATGTCCCTGCCCTGGTGGGTTTCAACATATAAAGGCGATACTATCGCATCAAAGGGATTCCCCACTGCAAAAGAGGCGAGAGCATACGCTAAATCTAAAGGATGGTCTGTTCACCGTTCGCCTGGCTGCGACGAATATTTTTCTTAATAATTAAAGCAGACGTAAAGGAGAAAACATGACAACTTATAACTTCCATTTCACCGCTAAATCCGACAACGTAAAAACGGGAGACATGCCCGTCACAACGTCAACAGCGGCAACCTGCCCCGACAAATGCCCCTTGAAAAAAGGGGGATGTTACGCAAAAAACTCTTTTCTCGGGATGCACTGGAAAAAAGTCACGGACGGCAGTAGGGGGGAAAGCTTTACCTCTTTCCTTAAAAAAATAAGATCAATTCTTCCTGGCACCTTGTGGAGACACGGACAAGCCGGAGACCTACCAGGCAAGGGCGACCGCATAAACGCCCGTGACTTATTACGCCTCGCAAAGGCCGCACGGGGAACGAGAGGCTTCACGTACACCCACAAGCCGCCGACCGCTGACAATCTAAAAGCTATCCGAGCCGCTACCCGTGAAGGTTTCGTGATTAACCTTTCTGGAAATAACCTCAAACACGCTGACCGCTTGTCCAGGCACGGGTTGCCAGTTGTGGCAGTCCTTCCCTCCGAATCCGTAAAGGTTAAGAATCTGACTACGCCCCAAGGACGGCCCGTAGTGGTTTGCCCTGCTACCAGGAGCGAATACATCACCTGCAAAACGTGCGGACTCTGTTCCAAGGCTGACCGCCCCTTTATTATTGGATTTCCAGCTCACGGGACAATGTCAGCAAAAGCCGATGCAATCGCCAACAACTAACCCCCAACCCCAACACAACCCAACCTATGAAACTACACCCTAGCATAACTGAAGACAGAATCATCCAGGCAATCGAAACCGACGATATGGAGGGAATATGTACCGCTTGCGGTGAATCTTCCTCTTCACCTTGTGAACCCGATGCCAGGAACTACGAATGCGACTCGTGCGGAGCTTTCAAGGTTTATGGAGCCTCCGAGCTTCTTTTCCATCTCCCTTTAATCTAACCCCAACCCCAACCTAAAAACATGAACATAAAAACAGCAGTCGATATTCTTTACGGAAACGCCGTAGAGTCAACAACCCTCACCTTCACGCCTAACTTGGAGAAATTGCAACCCGTACGAGCTAGGAGCATCCAGGATAGCCTAGAAAGCATCATTGCAACGTGTGAAGCATTAAATCGAGAGATTGAGGACATCAAGTACGCCTTGGAGAACGAATAACCGCCGCCGATTATGAAAAAACCCGAACAATTCCAACTTATACCAGAAAAAGAGATGCCTTTTAACTTGGC